ATCGAACCGCCGAACTAGCGGCGTGGAGTCCTGAAGTTCTTTCGGCTCAGTTGTTAGAACTTGAAGAAGCTGGGTTCGTTATCGAGGAATTCGGATTCGAGAAAATCCAAGAAGAATCAAATCTAAAAGCGGACGACGCCGAACCAATCCAAACCGAAAAGCTTCCGCGCCGGGTAAATCTTGGGGAAGTGTGGCAGCTTGGAAATCACCGCCTAGTCTGCGGAGACTCTAACGACCAATCCGTAATCGACAAGTTGTTAGAAGGAAAAAAATTAGACGCGATTATCCAAGACCCGCCATACGGAGTTCTTGCCGTTGAATGGGATAGACCCCTAAGCCAAACAGACCTAGATATCGCACTAGCCAATTCCAACGGTCCGGTCTTTATGTTCAACGCAACAAAACCAAACCTAGTCGCGGGAGTCCTTTCCTTGACCCCGCAAGCTGACAGGATTATGGTCTGGAGAATGACCGCAGGAATCACGGGCAAGGGAGGATTGTTCTGGACTTGGCAACCCGTCTTCGTATGGAACGCAACCAAGAAACTTATCGGTTGGGACTCTATCGAGTTTGAAAGTGCCGCACCCGATAGGACTGGACAACACCTAACCCAAAAGCCTATTGGCTTGATTCGGAAATACATTAGTTCTATTCCGGACCTTCAGACCGTCGGTGATTTTTTCTTAGGTTCCGGAACTACGTTGTTAGCGGCAGAGCTGGAAGGCAAGTCTTGTTTCGGTGTGGAATACTCTCCTGAGTATTGCGACGTGATTCTTGACCGCTGGGAGAAAATGACAGAACGAACAGCGAAGCTAGTTTCCAAGACCCTTTAGGGGATTGGGAGAAATCTAAAAAAATTTTTAAGTTTGCGGAGAAAGCCTAATGCCAGCAGGAAGACCAACAAAGCCAATAGAGCAGAAGCGACTAATTGGCAATCCCGGCAAGCGCCCCCTGCCCGAGCAATCGGCAATAATGCTAATTCCACAAGCAACGAAAGCACCCGAACCCGCACGTCCACTTCTCAAATACGGGCAGGAACTTTGGGACCGGGTTTGGGAGTCCGGCATAAATTGGATAAGCCCCAACACCGACCTTGAAATTCTTCTTATGACTTGCGAGCTGATAGACGAACGCTGGAATCTCCGAGTGCGTGTGATGACGGATAACAATCCGAAAGACCGCCGGGGACTTCGAGAGCTGGACAAACAAATCGTTTCCAACTTAGGGCTTCTTGGATTTACTCCGTCCGACCGCTCCCGTTTGGGTGTTGCCGAAGTAAAGAAAATGAGCAAGCTTGAAGAGCTAATGAGCAAGAAGGCTAACCGTGAATAGTTGGCCCCCGCTATGGCTAACCCCGGTTCCCGAAAAGGCTATCGAACAAGGCGACGGCGAATTCGTTATCGAGTTTTCGGAAGCATTCGGAACTATCGGTAAGGACGGAATTGCCGGAAGAGTAGGCGACGCGCTTCAGTTGCGACCGTGGCAGAAAGAACTAATCCGACACGTTTACGCACGCGACGAAGACGGCGGACTTCTTGCGCGAACTGCCCTTATAGGGCAACCCCGAAAGAACGGAAAAAGTGCGCTCTCTTCTATCTCTTTTGCTCTTTATTCTTTACTAGCTGAAGGCGTAGAAGGTGGAGAAGTTTATTCAATCGCAGCGGAAAAGGAACAGGCGCGAATCGTTTTCGGTGAAGCTAAGAGAATCGTCGAGTCTACGGAACTAAGCGAAATGGTGAAAGTTTATCGGGACGCACTCTTTGTTCCAGAAACTAACTCCGTCTATCGAGTCCTATCAGCGGAAGCGTATTCGAAAGAAGGATACAACCCGCACCGAGTAATTGCCGACGAACTCCACGCGCACAAAGACCGTTCGCTATTCGACGTTATGAGTTTGGCTATGGGAAACCGTGGAAGTATTGCGCAGCTAATCGCGGTAACAACTGCCGGAGTCAAAAAGGATATGACGGGCGGAGACTCTATCGCTTACAACTTGTTTCAGTATGGGCAGAAGGTTTCGCGCGGGGAAGTTATCGACCCTTCTTTCTTTATGGCTTGGTGGGCAGCTCCGGACGAAGCCGACCACCGCGACCCGAAAGTTTGGGAGCAAGCGAACCCGGGCTTTGATGATTTGGTAGATAAGGCAGACTTTGAAAGCGCCGTAAGAAGAACACCAGAAGCGGAGTTCCGAACTAAGCGACTAAACCAATGGGTATCTTCGCAGACGGCTTGGTTGCCCGCTGGAAGCTGGGACGAACTAAAGAGCGAACGGCAGCCTAGCCCGGACGACGAAATAATCTTAGGCTTTGACGGTTCATTCTCGGGGGACTGTACCGTTCTAGTCGCGTGTACCATTCCCAAGACCGAAGAAGAAAAGCCGTTGCTATGGCTAGTGAAGGAATGGGAAAAAGACCTAACCATTCACGACGACCTATGGCGGGTTGATATTCAAGAAGTCGAAGAAACGATTATGAACTTTATGCGCGACTATCCCAAAACCCGAGAAGTAGCCTGCGACCCTTTCCGTTGGCAGCGTTCTATGGAAGTCCTAGCAGACAAGGGAGTTCCAATTGTTGAATGGCCTAGCACTTCCCCTAAGCGAATGGTTCAAGCCTGCGCTAAATTCTATGACGCGGTAACTGGCGCAACAGTCGAACACGACGGAAGCCCGGTTCTAGCACGCCACTTGGACAACGCAGTAACCAAGATAGATAACTTGGGTATCCGAATTGTGAAAGAGAATCGTCATTCGCCTAGAAAGATTGACGCAGCGGTAGCCGCCGTTATTGCCTTTGATAGAGCCGTAAGTAGTAGAATGGAAGAAATGGTTCCCGACTTCTTTTTCTAAGGGTGAAAATGGCAACAGCAATTCAAGTAATCGGAGCCGCGCTAATCGTCGTGGGTATCGCTCTTATCTCGATTCCCGTTTCGGTCATTGTCGCTGGACTAGCGGCAGTTTTCTTTGGTATTGCTATGGAGCGTAACTAATGTTGAATAACCTTTTTGAGAAAAGGGCCATAAACTTTCAAACCCTATGGGGAGCAGGCGACGACCTAGTAGACCTGAATCAGTCCGGAACTCTAGTCAATTCAGAAACAGCCTTCAAGATTACCGCCGTTTGGTCTGCGGTCTCTCTTATCTCAGACACAATTTCAACGCTTCCCCTAGACGCTTACATTCGACGCGACGGCGCACGCGGTCCATTTAGACCGAAACCAGCTTGGGTGTCTAAGCCCGACCTAGACCAACAGCCTTCCGCATTCTGGCAGAGCGTTATCGTTTCTCTTCTAATCGACGGCAACGCGTTTATTCGCGTCTTCCGTTCTGGCGGTCAGGTTGTAAACCTAGTGCCACTAAACCCGCTAAAGGTTCAAATCAAGCGCAACGGTATCGGACGCGTAATGTTTGAAGTTCAAGGCGAAAAGAATCTTCTTAGCTCCGAAGACGTTATCTTTATCGCGGACCTAGTTCGTCCGGGCGACATTCGCGGAATGGCTAGAGTCGAAGCTCTAAAGGACAATTTCGGTTTGTCTATGGCTCTCGAATCTTACGCAGCGCGTTTCTTTAGCAACAGCGCAACTCCGCAGGGAATTATTCAGTTCCCGGGAAACCTAAACGCAGAACAGGCCGAGAATCTTCGACGTGGATTTGACGCAGCTCACCGCGGACTAAAGAAAGCGCATAAGACCGGAGTTCTATCCGGTGGCGCAGAATGGAAAGCAACTGGCGTAGACCCTGAGAATTCTCAGCTAGAAACTTCACGCCGTCTAGCAGTTGAAGACGTAGCCCGCGCGTTCAACATTCCAAACCATATGCTAGGCGTTCAAGGTTCGACCGCTTACGCTTCAGTTGAACAAGACTCTATCTTCTTCGTTCAGCACACACTCCGCCCAATCGTAACCAAACTAGAGGTAGCATTCAGCCCGCTTCTAAACGAAGTTCCGGGCGGGGAAAACGCATTCTTGAAATTTAGTCTTGACGGATTGCTTCGTGGAGATTCTCAGGCCCGAGCTAACTCCTATTCAATCGGACTTCAGGCGGGTTATTACACCGTGAACGATATCCGCAGATTTGAAGACCTTACCCCTATGACCGAAACCGTAGCGGACGAAGTTAGAGTGCCACTAGCTAACGTAGCTATCGCAGATTCTCGAATCTCTACCGACGACAAGAAGGTAGCTATGGCGCAGAAGCTAGTTCTTTCCGGATACGACCCGAAGGCAGTTCTTGAAGCTCTAGGTCTGCCAGCTATTCCACACACCGGAATTCCAAGCACGCAACTTCAGCCCGTTGCGCAGATTGACCCAGCTAATCCGCAAGGCGTTTACGAGGTTCAGTAATGGCGATTTCTTCGGGAGGCATTACGGTTGGAACTGTTGCGTCAATTATTGACGGAACCTTTAACTCTAACTTTCGCCTAATCGTTCACAACAACGACAACACCGACGCAGTTTTCTTAGGTGGCCCGGACGTTACTACGACTAATGGCTTGAAACTAGATAAAGGGCAATTCATTCAACTAGAAATGAATCCCCTAGAAAGCGTTTACGCAGTATCCGCAAAAGCCGGACACACAATTAGTTATCTGAAGCAGGTATAACGTGCCATATTACATAACCGACAAATCTGAATCCTGCCCAGCTTGGAGCGTCATCAAAGAAGATGGCGAAGTTTTAGCCTGCCACGATACTAAAGAATCCGCGATTGACCAAGCTATCGCAGTATCACTAGCAGAAGAAACAGAGTTTGTCGGAGAACGCGCAGCCGTCGGACAGCTACAAGTCGGCGATTACGTTAGCTGGAATGAGCGCAACCCAAACATTCTTGCCGAAGTTGTAATGGTAGAAGGCCAGTTAGCCGTTCTAGAAATCTACGAATTAGAAGATGACGTTTACCATTCAACCGACCGCCTAATGATTATGAACGTCTTCAAGCTAGTTCGAGTTCCAAGACCTGAAATGATTAGCGAAGAAGTCGAAGAGGTCGAAGAGCAAGATTCAGAAGAACAAGACTTAGAAGAAGAAACCGAAGGCAACTTGCCCGACAACTACCGCCCGGCACTTTCCCCGGACGTTCCAGAAGGTCGCGCTTGTGGCAATTGCTTTTTCTTCAATGAAGAGCGACTAAATGAAGACGGGGATAAAGCTTGGTGCGAACGTTGGGACGCATTCGTTGAAGGTGGAAACTACTGTAATGCTTGGCAGGCCAGCGACGCAGTAGCGGAGGAACGTCAAGTAAACCTAGACCCTCCGGCATATATGAGAGCTGCCGCCCGCCGTGGATTGGAATACTACGCCGAAGGACTTGCCGGGGACGGTCTTGTAGATAGAACCGTTAGAGAAGCCCGCGCTATGGCGGCAGGAAACGTAACCGCCGATAAATGGGTAAGAATTCGCGCGTGGATTGCTAGGCACTTAGTAGACCTAGATTCTCCAGACGCAAATCCTTCTTCCGAGAATTATCCAAGTGCGGGAGTTGTTGCGCACCTTCTTTGGGGTTCTGGCCCTAGCAAATCTTCTGCGCGTCGTGCGTTGAATTATGCGGAAGGCGTCGTTGCTAGACTAGAGGAAGAAAACCGCGCCAGTATTTCCCAAGAGAGCGAGCAAATGGCAAAGATAGAAAAACGAACTAACGAAGTAAAGTTCGAGCTAAGAGCAGTTGAAGGCGGGGACGGAATGACCTTCACCGGATACGCGGCAGTCTTCAATTCCCCAAGCGAACCGCTTCCGTTTATCGAAAGAATCGCACCCGGAGCTTTCAAGCGTTCACTAAAAGCACGCAACGATATTAAGCTTCTATGGAACCACGACACCGGAAGCGTTCTTGGTTCAACCCGCGCGGGAACTCTAAAGCTTGAAGAAGATAACTACGGATTACGCGTTACTGCCGTCTTGCCAGAAACCACTCTCGGCAAAGATGTTCGGACGCTAGTCCAGCGCGGCGACGTATCGGCTATGAGTTTTGGATTCTCAGTTCCAGCTAACGGGGACACTTGGAACACCGACGGAACCGAAAGAACTCTTCGCTCAGTAAGAATTCACGAAGTTTCAATCGTAGCTTTCCCCGCCTATTCTCAGACCGCGGGAACCGCTTCCGTTCGTTCGTTTGACGGAGTAGCAAAGCGCGCAGAAGTAGACGCAGACCAATTAGCGGACGCTATGTTAGCTATCGAAGACGGCAAAGACCTTTCACTAGAACAGTCGGAGCTTCTTACTAAAGTAATCCAGCGACTAACTCCGCAGGAAGAAGCGGAAGCTGAAGCTAATTCTGAAGACCTAACCGCGCTGGAACTAAAGAAAAAGAAATTCGAACTACTAATGAAGAGGCTCTAAATGGCAAGCATTGACGCAATCAAAGACGCAATTCTGAAGGCTTCAGGAAACCCAGAATACGGCGTTGTTTGTGATAACGTAGACACTTGGGCGCAGGCGATTTGGGAACTTGATAATGAAGTCAAGCCTAAAGAAGTTCGCGTCATAGAAGCTAAAGAAACCCGCTAAGGGTATTGTCGGGGTTTCCCCTTTCTCCCGACCGCGACGCCCGCCGTATTCCTTTCCGGCGGGCGTTGCTCTTTACCCGGGTTAGTAGAATATAAATAATGGGTTGAGTCAGCTCCCCGTTGCTTCGTTCTGAGTTAGCTCGACGAAAATCCAAATAAAAAACAATCAAACAAGGAGATTCAACAATGTCAGACTTTCTAAAGTCTCAGGTTGAAGCCCGCAACAACCTAATTGAGCAGGCTCGTACAGTTATCGAGTCAGCCGAAGCGGACAAGCGCGGCCTAACCGTAGACGACCAAGCAACAATCGAGCGCATTGAGACCGAAATTTCTCAGCGCGACGCAGCTATCGACACCGCAAAGAAGATGGAAGAGCGCGAAGCTCGCGCAATTGACGCAGCCCGCAACTCTTTCGTTCCTTCAAACGAGGTTCGCGGCGACGCAGACATTCTGCGCGCAATCGCTAATGGCGAAATGCGTTCACACACCTTCGGAACCGAGAAGAGAACTCTAGTTCCTTCCGACAACACCGTTCCTAAGTCTTTCTACGACGAGGTTTTCTCAGTCGCTAGACAGGCTGGACCTATGCTAAACGTTGCGCAGGTTATCAACACCGCTTCTGGCGAGCAGCTAACAATCCCAACCTTGACCGCGTATTCAACCGCGACAATCAAGGGTGCGGGTTCAGCTATCTCAGACAGCGAACCAACCTTTAGCTCAATCACACTAAACGCATTCAAGTACAGCTTCCTAGTACCTGTTGCTAACGAGCTACTAACCGACGCAGGTTTCGATATCTCAGCTCTAATCGCTGAGCAGGCTGGAAACGCAATCGGTTTCGGAATTAACACCGGACTAACCGTAGGAACTGGAACCGTAGAGCCAACAGGTATCTTCACAACTGGAGCTTCTGCGGTAACTGGTGGAACCGGAGTATCCGGCGCACCAACTTACGAAAACCTAGTAGACCTTCTATACGCACTTGACGGACAGGCTCGCTTGCTTCCGGGTGTTGGTTGGTTGATGAACAAGACTGGTCTTGCGGCAGTTCGCAAAATCAAGGACGGCAACGGAGCGTTTATCTGGTCAGCCGGAAATATCGCAC